CAAAAGACACCACCCAATCATACTTTCCCGGAATCGGTTCCTTGACATAAGCACCTGCGTACTTTTCGTTTTTATCAGATCTGATCTTAGGGGGGATAACAATATCCCGCTTCTTTAAATAGTTATAAATTATGTTATCCCACATGCGAACCTGGTAGAACACATCTGCATAGTTGACCTTAGCATCATATGCCATAGTCAGTGCAAGTTCAATCAGTTTCATCTTGTCTTCCAGTCTATCGACAAGTTCTACGTCAACAATATTATATTCAATAAACTTCTGCCACCCTTTGGTATAGAAATCTTTAAAGGTGTCAAACTCAGAGTGATCAAGTTTCTTCTGACCTAACTCTACCTCAGCAATGTAGTCAAGGCGATAAGATTCTTGTGCTTTA